CAAGGGTGTCAGCTTCCAGCTGTGTGGCTTCCAGATCAGTGAGCTGATGGTGGCACCGGAGCAGAAGCTGGATCCGATCGAGGGTGGCAGCTTCGTGCTGGCCACCGAGGAAGCTGAGGTCGCGGCACTGCTGGGCGGCAACTGAATCTCAATGAGACCCCTTCCAGTCACTAGCTTTCTCAATAACAAAATGGCACAACGCAAGCTCGACGAACGCCACGCTGACCGCATTGAGCGGTGGTTTGCAGAGATCTGGAACAGCTCCGAGAAGTACCCCATCAGCCTGAGCAGCCCTGGCCCACACGGTGGCCCGGTCTGGGAATGGCTGGGGTGGAGCCGCAAAAACAATGCCTGGAAGAAGTACCAGGCCAGCATCCCCACTGCTGACTACGCATTGGTGGGAGAGAAGGGCAACCTGCTCCAACTGGAGCAGGTCTCTCCCGGCCTGGGCTTTGACGTTCTCCTGACCGCCAACGGATTCGACCATGCCCTGCTGGGTGCTCCTGGCGAGCACGGCCAACGGTTCCGACAGCTGTTCATCGACATCAAGAACCAAGTCTGGGCGGCCAGGAGGGAGAAGGCACGGGGCGGTGCCCGCTTCATGAAGGCCGAGGCACAGAAGGTGGCGACCGAGGTGGCCATTGCCTGTGGTCGCAACCCTGTTGGCGAGAACCTCCAAGGCTCACGGTTCCTCTGGGGTGAGGAGCCTGCTGAGATGAGGATCCTGGCCGAAGCGGCTACTGGCTTCAAGGTCAAATGTCACAGTGATGCGCTGGATGTGCAGTCTCTTGGCCTTGAGTTTCAACGCCTTGGTCGTCAGATCTCATACGGAGAGTCTGCCCAGGTGGCAGCTCAGGAGATCGTGAAGGATGCTCGGGGCAAGGGCTGGGCGACGGAGACTCGCTTCCACAAAACAAAGGGGTATCAGTACCCAGTGCTTGAGCCTCGCTTTGACGAAGGCCGGCTCATGTCTGCAGGCAAGGCCCGTCGCGTCAACGATCTCAGCGTTGTTGATCTTGCAGTTGGCCGGCTGCCTGCGAGCACTGAACAGGGCAGCCTGTTCTGATGCTCGACCGCTACAACCGGCGCCTGCGCAGCCGGAAGGATCGAGAGCACCGCTCCAACCTGGAGACACAAGTGGAGGAGGCCCTGCTGTCGCAGGGCTATGCCCCCCTGTATGAAACGGAGACGTTTGGCTACGTCCTCCACCGGAAGTACAAGCCGGACTTCAAGGTGGGTGATGTGTACGTGGAAGTCAAAGGGTGGTGGCCATCGCCGGAGCGGACCAAGTTCCTGGCGGTGATCATGAACAACCCTGGGCTGCCCATCTTTGTTGCACTGCAACGTCCTCACATGACGTTGAGTAAGCAAAGTAAGACAACGTATGCACAGTGGTGCAGCAAGTACGGCATTGCTTGGTGCCCCATCCCTATCCCACCTGAGTTCATGCAGCAATGGATGGCAGGAGCCAGACCCACATTCCATGCCCCGGCCCGGAATGCGAAAGCTCAGACGGAGCAGCCGTCTACCCAGACGGTTCTGTTTACTGCTTCGTCTGCGAACAACGCTACACAGAACACGGAGAACCTTGGACACAACGAATGAATCCAGCAGCAAAGCGACTGCTCGGCAGTCTTCCACGCACCGACACCATCACAGCTAAGGTGTCATTGCTAACAGGTTCTGCACCCACCAGCATCCGCAAGATCAGCAGCCGCACCTGTCGGTTGTATGGCTATGAGCTGGCTACCTACAAGCGTGATGTCGCTGCTCAGGTTGCCAACTACAGGGATGAGAACGGTCTGACCGTTGCTCAACACATCCGCTACGGCGAGAAACAATTTGCCTGGCTAGGTCGGGAGAAGGGCACCAAGATTCAGCTGTTCGGTCAGCACCTGGGCAGCGATGGCGTACTCATCCTCACTGAGGGAGAGATAGATGCCATGTCTGTGTATGAGTGCTTGCACAAGCATCGCTCTATTGCAAAGTTTGTTGTTGCCTCTATTCCTGACGGTGCTGCCTCGGCCAAGAAATCTTGCACGGATCAACTCAGTTGGATCCTTGGTTTCAAGAGAGTTGTCCTGTTCATGGACACCGACGAGCCAGGTCGGAAGGCTGCTGCTGATCTTGCCGCACTCATTGGCCCTACTGCTGCTGTCGCAGCCGGCTTCCCCTACAAGGATGCCAATGAAGCATGGGCGGCTGACGACCATGCCTCAATTCTTGAGGCCATCAGCAACGCCAAGCGTCAGCGACCTGAGGCGATCGTCCATGCACCGGATCTACTCGATGCGATCCTCCACCCTGTTGATCGCTTCGGTCTGCCCTACCCATGGGACGGCTGGAATTCGATGACCGAGGGCATGAAGCCTGGTCAGCTGATCATGATCAGCGGCGGCACGGGCATTGGCAAGTCGCTGTTCACCCGGAGCATCGCCCTCAACCTGTGCAAGCAGGACGTGAAGGTTGCCTACGTGGGGCTGGAAGAAAGCTGCGAGACCAGCCTGGAACGGATGCTCAGTGAGGAGCTGGGCTACAACCCTGGCTTTCACCTGGATACCCCCGAGATGAGGGAGCGACGGGATCCAGAGGAGATCAAGGCAGCGTTGGATCGGTTCGCTCCCAACCTGTATCTGTTGGATAAGTTTGGCAGCGATGACTTCGATTCATTTGTTGCCACCGTTAAACACTACGTCTTGGGCGAGGGCTGCAAGGTCGTTGTCCTTGATCACTTCTCATTGTTGGCTGATGGCATTGCGCTTGCTACTGATCAGCGGCGGGCTATTGATCGCTGCATCAAGGATCTCAAGACACTCTGCATCGAACTCAACTTCACGATGGTGGTCGTCTGCCACCTATCGAGAGGTGGTGGCATCGGTCCTTCGCACGAAGAAGGCGGCGAGCCCACGCTTGCCGAACTACGAGGGTCTCATTCCCTAGCACAAATCCCCGATTTCGTCATTATGCTGGTTCGTAATCCTAGGTCAGAAGATAAAGTCGAAGCCAACACGACATGTGCATGGCTAAAGAAGAATCGCGTGAAGGGTGAGCTTGGCCTGATGTCCAAGCTGCACTACCTACCGAGCTGTCGCTTCCATGAAATTGCGCATTGACAATCCCTCGGATGGCGGACCGAACCCTGCCAACCGTGGCATCACCTACTCCGACGACCCCAAGCATCCGCTATGGCACATCAGTGTGAAGTTCCCGGACGCCCCGCCGATGAAGGAACTGATCAAGGCACCAACCAAGCAGGCAGCGATGGCGTTCGCGCAGACGAAGTACCTGAGCGCAGCGATCACGTTGATCAGTACCTCTCCAGTGCGGACCTCGACCCGAGTAAGGAGTACAAGATCACAGGTCAAGCCCTGAACATTCGATACAACCACGGAGTACGGAACTTCAATGACAACCAACAAGAACATCAGTCCACCCCAAGGGAAGCCTACCCCTATGAGTACGCCAGTGGATTCTGGAACGGATATGTCGCCGCTATTACCAGCGTCCGCGACGAAGTTAGGAGAGCTGTCCTTGATCGAAAGGTGCAGTGATGCTTACTGGTTTCTTGACTCGTCTTTCACTCTCACTTCTCAACACCGCATGTCGGCGGCTCTTGAAGTTGTCGTCTCGGATATCAGAGAGTGGGCAGACCATGCCGACAGACAAGGCGCCGTCCTCTGTGCCGCAGCAATACGCGGTGTCGCCGAACGCATCAATGACAAGCTACATCAGTGAAGGTCACTGGCTAAGTGATACAGCAACCGTGCAAGTGATCGAACGACAAGGGTTCACCTGCCTCTACATCGCAGGTGCCAAGGGTAAGTCCGCCACCTTCTACGACCCTGACGACATGGCCGTCTGGCTATTGGATCAAGGCCTCGACATTCAAGACCCGATCTGGGATTACATCGAACTGCTACCTGCTGCCTAATGGGACTCAACGCACTACCTCCCCAATGTCCCAAGTGCGGGACATTGACCACCGAAGTGGTCATGACCAAGCCCGACCTGCGTCGAATCAGCGTCGTCCGTCGCCGTCACTGCGAACGCTGTGACCACCGCTTCTACACAGCTCAACTGCCAGAGCAGATCGTCAACGTCAAGTGGACGGGCGGCGGCAGCAACTCCATTCCGATGGTGGTGCAGCCATGAGGATCCTGCTCGACTCGGACATGCTGCTGTTCAGGGCAGCGTCAGCCACAGAGGTTGAGATCAAGCTGGATGACGACGTGTGGACCCGGCACAGCGAGCTGCCGGCAGCACGGGAGATGTACTGGCAACAGGTTGAGTCGTGGTGTGACCAGTTCGGCTGCAGCTACAACGATGTCTGGCATTGCTTCACGGATGCCAGCGCCTTCCGGCGTGAGCTGTTCCCTGACTACAAGGCCAAGCGGAAGGGGACACCAAAGCCGATCGGGTACAAGCAGCTGCGATCGGAACTGATGGGCGAGACGACGGCGTTCATGTTCCACCAGATCGAAGCTGACGACCTGCTGGGGATCTTCGCCACAATGCCAAGCATCGGTGACGAGGTGGTGATTGCATCAGGCGACAAGGATCTGATGCAGATACCGGGAGTACACGTATGGTTGGATCAGGAAACGACAGAGCAGACACATGAACAGGCTGAGCGATTCACATATGAGCAATACCTTACGGGTGATGCAACCGATGGAGTACCCGGATGCCCTGGCATCGGACCCGTCAACGCTAAGCGCATCGTCGAATCATTCGACCTCGACAAACCTGTGGATTGCTGGGAAGAGATTGTTCGGACGTATGAAACGAAAGGGAAGGTGGTCAACGCATCAGCGTATGCCACGCAACAGGCGCGATTAGTACGTGTGTTGCGTGCGGGTGAATACAACTTCGACACACACAAGGTCAACCTATGGAATCCCCCGACGCGTTGAAGCGCATCATTGCGCAAGGCCTCAGTGACGAAGCAATGGATGCGTTGGATCAACTGTTCCCTGAGCGCACGCCTGAACTGAATGATTCAGTTGATCAGATTAGGTACGCTTCTGGACAGAGATCAGTCATTCGTTTTCTTCGGGGGTTGACCAATGGCTAAAGGCAAGGGTGGCGGCAACAGGGGCGGTGGGTCCAGTCGCGCAAACGATCGCGGTCCAGCCGGCAACACCGCCTCAACCACTAGCCCTTTCACACCGCAGGAGGTACACACCACTGCTGCCCGTTCCGCTAGCCGGAACGCTGGCCTCGGCGCTCAGGTCGGGGCGGCTGGCTCCACCGTCAGCAGGAACGAAGCCGTCAAGATTGCCGAGCAAACGGGCAAGACCGTTGCCCAGGTGATGGCCAAGGCGCTCGACAAGGGCGCCACCCTCGGTGCATCCCTGGTCAACAACTACAACAGGGGCAACCTTGGGCCCAACGATCGGAACCTCACCAACTTTGGCGGCGTGCCAATCGGCACGGGAATCAACGGCG